ACCGCAGTTATCACGCGCGCTGGAATCTATCCGCTGTCGAAAGCGCTGTCCCAGGCCCAGACCAACAAGAACGTGGCCTTGACCCGCCGTATCCAGCGGGCCTACAGTGACTTCGCCAACGATCATGCGGACCTGTATGGCTGGCAGATCGTGCTGTATCCCGAAGCCTCGATGCTTCTGGTAAACGTGCCGATCCTCAACTACCCCAGCCGAAACATCGTCTACTCCTACCAGTTTGTCATGAATACGATGACTGGAGCATGGTGTCGCTTCACGGGCATGCACTCTGAGGCGTGGTTGGCCTTCGATGGCAAGCTCTACTTCGCCCTGCATAACTTCGTGTATCGTGCCTGGGAAGGTGGCAACGACAATGGCGCAGCCATCACCGGCCTGTGCAAGTCGGCGTTCTCGGCCTTCGGCAGCCAGCGCAATAAGCAGGTGAAGATGGTTCGCCCGGTTTTCCAGACTGATGCAAACCTCACTCTCCAGCTTGGCATCGACACCAACTTTGCCGACAACACTCTGCAATCGTCGAAGGCGTCGTACGCCCAGGCCGTTTCGCGGTGGGACTCGGCTAAGTGGGGAGAGGCTGTTTGGAATGGCTCTTCCTCTACCATTGCGCAGTGGCGTGGCGTCAACTCTCGCATGGGCCGCACCGCAGCTTTGCGCTTGCGAATCTCTGGCAAGGATGTTACGATGACGTGGATTGCTACAGACTTCTTAGTGGAAGACGGAGACATATTTTGAAGATTGACTGGAGCCAGAACGAAGAACACCGCTTGATGGCCGAACAAGCCATCGGCGTGAAGTTTCGTGGTGAACCTACCTACTGGCTCTCAGTCATCGACAATGCCGGAAATGTAACTGCCGTGGTCGTGTACTGCGGCTTTACTGCTTGTAGCTGTGAAATCAGTGTGGCCGCGTTCTCGCGGCATGCTTACAGCAAGAAGGTCCTTCGGGACCTGTTTTCGTATCCGTTCTACCAGCTTGGCCTTCGTCGTCTCCATGCTTACACTCGCTCGGATTCGATGGTCGCTGCGGAACAACTCAGCCGATTGGGCTTTCGCGTAGAAGGTTTGCTGCGAAACTGGTATCCCGATTGCCACGGCATCCTTCACGGACTCCTAAGAGAGGAATGCAAATGGATCTGATTTTCTTCACCCCTCCGCCGCGGCGTGGCCCTTTCGGCAAGTATGGCCGCTTGTTCAAAGGCGGCGATGCCCCTGCCGCGCCGGACCCGATCAAGACTGCCAACGCGCAAGCTGACGCCAACATCAAGGCGGCGCAGGAAACTGCGAACATCTCGCGCACGAACGAAGTTTCCCCGTTCGGCAATACGACCTGGTCCAAGGACCCGAACAATACCTGGACTTCGACCTTCACGCTCGACCCGAACATCAAGGGCCTGTTGGATCAAGTCTACAAAAACGCCAACACGCCAGCGCCTGGCATCAACACTGGGGCACTGCCGACGGTGGGTTCGGGCGCAAGCTACCGCGCGGACCAGCAAGCCCCGGACATGTCTGCGCAGATCGGGCAGGCTCAAGGCGTGACGCAAGCGGCTGGCAATAACGCCTCGCTGGCCCAAGGCAACCTCTCCCACATGCTGCAGGGGGCCATGCCATCGGCTGACGAAGCCATGCGCAAACAGGTGGCCGACGCCTACTACAAACAGGCTTCCTCGCGCCTCGATCCACGCTTCTCCAACTCCGAAGCTGAGATGCGCAGCCGCCTGGCAAACCAAGGCATCACGGAAGGTTCGGAAGCCTACAACCGCGAGCTGCAACAGTTCAACATGGGCAAGAATGACGCCTATTCTGGTGCCACGAACGACAGTATCATCAACTCGACCGACCAGATGCTGAAGCAGCTGCAAGGCCAGCTAGCGGTGCGCAATCAAACTCTGGGCGAGGCTCAGGGTACGATGGGCATGTACACTGGCGCAAACGCCAACCTGAACTCGACGCAGACCGCGCAATCGCAGCTCCAGGACGCCGCACTGAACCGTGCTGCCACGACCCAGAACATGGACCAGTCGTCGCGCACCAACGCACTGAACGAGCAGCTCCAACTCCACAACCTGGACGTCGGCGACAAGACCAATCTGATCAATCAGCTGATGTCGCTGCGGACTGGCGCACAGGTGCAAGGTGCGGGTGCCGGCCAAATCCAGGTCCAAGCGGCTCCGGTGGCACAGTCGATCTACAACAGCTACAATGGCCAGCTCCAGGCCGCTCAACAGGAAGGCCAAGGTCTGAGTTCGATGCTTGGCACGGCTGGCGGTTTGACAGGTGCGGCCATGCAAGCTGGTGTGCTGACGAGTTTCTGACATGTTTAGCCAACTTGTGAGAGATAAAATCCGGGAATTACAGGCCGGTATTCCGCCGGTAAATCTCGCCGATCCGGCTGTGTTTCTGCACAACCTGCTCTTCCTGGCCGCTGTCATGAAGGCCACGGAAGGGCTTCTGGCCGACGGTTTCAGCTATGCCCAGGGCAAGGATCAATTCAGCAATCGCCTTGCGCAGTATTACCTGGAACACTACGCGGAAGAGCAGGGGCATTACCAGTGGATCATGGAAGATCTGGGGCTCCAAAACCTGCCGCATGTGGACTGGATCGCAGCGGAAATGGCCGGGGCGCAGTATTACCTGATCCATCACGTTCATGCGTGCGCGCTTCTCGGCTACATGGCTGTACTGGAAGGCGATCCGGTGCCGTTGGCAGTAGTGGAGCAGCTCGAAGTCATCCACGGCAAGCGTCTCCTGCGCTGCATTCGCTACCACGCTGAGCATGACCTGGAGCACCGCAAGGAGCTGTTCGCGCTGATTGACAAAGTTCCCAGCGGACTGCAAAGTGTGGTGATGGAAAGCGCGATGCACACCGTCTTGCAGATGCACGCCGCATACAAAACTTGGAGCTAATATGCCCGCTCAGATGAACTACGATTATGACACACAGCAGGCCGACATCGCCCGGCGGCAGAAGATCGCTGATGCGCTGACGACAGGCCAGCTGGTCCCGATGCAGCAATTGCAAAAGCTGCCCAACAACTTCGCTGGTGGCGCAATGGCCTTTGCCGCGCCGATCATCCAGGCCATGCTTGGCAAGAAGATGCAGGGCAACGTCAACTCGGACAAGGAAGCCCTGACCAAGCGCTACGAAGGCGACTTGAGTGCAGGCATGAGCAACTTCTACAACACGGCAAACGGCGACCCTGCGGCTGGCACGAAGGGCGACATGCGCAAGGCCATTGCTGATGCGATCGCCGCCAACCATCCTGCGCTGCGCGAATTCGCCATGAAGCAAGCCGGCGAATGGAACAAAGGCCAGCTGACTCCGAAGGACCTGGCTGCCTACGCGAACCCCAACACTGTCATTGCCAACCCGAACGATCCCAGCACGTGGCAGGGCAAGTCGGAGCTGGGCGAAGTCGATGGCATGGTCTACGACAAGAACGCTCGCAGCATCGTGGAACTGGGCGGTCCGAGGCCGACGACCAGAACGGTTGGCGGCGACCTGTACCAGCAATCGCCTTCGACTGGCGGCATGAAGAAGCTGGACAACGCGCCGAAGATCACGACCCATGTGGGTGTGAATCCAGTCATCCAGGGCCAGAAGGCCGGTATGCAGGAGTACTTCAAAAATGCTGCGAACCAAGTCGGGGAACTGGGCAAGGTGGCAACCCAAGCCCAAGGCAACCTCCAGTCGATTGCCGAACTCCGCAATCTCGACTCGCAAGGTATCTTCTCCAACGTCCAAACAGGTCCGGCGACCTTCCTGTCGAACCTGGGGCAAGGCTTAGGCATCCAGGTCGACGCGAAGAAGCTCGGCAACACGGAAGCCTACAACGCGCTGACCACCGAGCTGTGGCAGGGCTTGGTGTCCAAGTACGGCGGCAACCGCGGGGTTACACAGCAAGAAGCTGTCGAAATCAAAAAGATGCTGCCGCTCGCCGCAACGTCGCCGCAGGCTCGCCAGCAAATGTTCGGCATCCTGGAGAACGCGGCCAAGCGTCAGATTCAGCAATACGAATCGGCGAATCAGGCGTTTGCCAAGGGCGCGAAGATGGATGACCCTGAAGTCTTTGCGAACGAATTTAAGGGCATCTACACGCCAGCCCCGAACCAGCCGGCTCCGGTGACGCAGCCGAAGTCGAAGACCCCAACCGTTTCTAACTGGTGATCTATGCCCCGGAACATTACTGTTACTTTCTCGGACGGCAGCACGCACGTCTACCAGAATGCCCCTGACAGCATCACGCCGGAGCAGGTCAGCGCTCGGGCGTCGCAGGACTTCGGCAAGCAGGTTGCCAGCCTCGACGGTGGCCGCAAGGCAAAAGAGCCTGGGACGCTGGACACCGTTATCGACGGGGCCAAGAATATCGGCACGGGACTGGCAAAGGGCTTCGCGAGCCTCGCTACCCTGGCAGGTGACGCAATGGCCGACGACCCACAGGTACGCATGGCTGTCGCTGCTTCCGGCGGCAAAGCACCGCAGGTCGGCGACGTCTCGAGGATGGTCGCTGGCATGGGCTACCAGCCCAAGACCAAAACCGAAAAGATCGTCCAAAGCCTGGCAGCTGGCGTCGGTGGCGGTCTGTCTGGTCCGGGTGCAGCACTCGCCCCGGTCAAGGCTGGTATGATCGGACTCGGCGCTGCGGCAGGCTCGGAAGTTGCAGGTGAAGCTACCAACCACAATCCGGCTGCTACAATCATCGGCGGCGTGCTGGGAGGTGGTGTGACAGGCGTGGCTGCGCACGTTCGCGGCAATGCACCAGCTCTGGCACGGGAAGCCCTGCGCGACACCAAACCTCAGGACCTGGCTAAGGCGAAACAAGCCATGGTTGAAGCGCAAGCGGCAGGTGTGCCGATCAACTTGTCGCAGGCCATGCCGAACCCTTCCAATATCGACACAATCGTCAACACCTTGGCTAACAGCCGCTACGGCAGCAAGGTTACGAAGCAACTGCGGGACCAGCCTGACCAAGTTGCCTTTGGTATGGAGAACCAGCTGCTCAACCTGCCGGGTGATGTCCGCGCGCCTCAGATTGTCGCCAACAATGCGCAGGAAGTCGCAACGCAGGTCATCAACAACGCCAAAAAGGGGCGCAGCCAGGCATGGCAAGCCACCTTCGACAAGGAGCTTGGCAAGCTCAAGAATTCGGCAAACGCCAACCTGGAAGCTGCCGTGGCCAAGGCATCGACGCTGGCGGACAAGTACGGCAAGACGGTGGCTGGCGAAACGGCCCTGCAAGGTCAGATCAACACCTCGGCCGAAGGGGTGCTGAAGCGCAGGCAGGCCGAGCACGCTTCCATCGTGGAGGCAATTCGTAAGCGGAACGACGCGGCGATGGCCCAGCACGAGGCTGCGCTGGCGAAATGGAAGCCGGAAACCCACATGGAGCCGGTGCCTTCTGGCATGGGTTCGGACGGTGCCCAGCAACTGTTCCCGCTGCCGCAATTCGGTCAGGATGCTGCGAACCGCACGGCGGCAATCGGCCTGCGCAACGAGGTAGTGCCTGAAATGGCGAACGGTCGCGGCATGATCCAGCTGGAGGATGGCACGCTGGCGGCTCAGAAGTTCGGGCAGCCGCAGCCTCCGCAAGCGCCAAAGCTCGAGAACTATCCGCCGGCACCGCAACTGGAAGCTCCGACGTTTCCGAAAAGCGCACCCGCCGTACGGCAAGAGCTGGATGCGGCTAATGGTGCGGTGTCGGACGCCAAGCGCGCGGTTGCTACGGTCGGGGAATTGCCCCAATCCGCCCTTTCAGCGGCTTATAAACGGCTCACGGTCGAGGCGGAGGCACGCCCGAACACTGGCCTGGGCGAGGCGATCCTGGAGTTGCGGAACAAGCTGATTCGTGGCGAAAACGAAGGTTACATCACCAGCGTCGAGCAGCTGAACAACATTCTCAAGGACACCACCAACCGACTGAAAGCGCCGGACCTGGCAACCAAGGGCATTGACGCTGGCGACGCTAAGAAACTCGGCGGGTTGGTGCAGGAGCTGCGTGAGGATTGGGGCGCGAAGTTTGCACCCTTCCGCGAGGCGAATGCGGCGTACTCCCAGGTAACTAACGAGGTCGTCAATCCGCTGAAAAAGTCGGTCGTGGGCGAGATTGCAGGTCGCCGCGGCGCGCTGCCGGATGCCGATGCAGTCAAAACAAAGCTGATGGGCGTGTTCAACGCAGGCACGGTGCCGGGCGCAAAGAGCAGCGAAATCCTCACCCTGGAGAAGCAGTTCCGCAATATCGCCGAAACCGAAGCCTCTGTCGCTGGACCGGCTGCCTATCAGGATGCGGTCAAAACCTGGATGGCCAGCAAGATCTCGGACGCCTCGCGCGTGCAAGGTGGGCGCGTGGACCCGAACGTGGCTGGACGCCTCGAGCAAACCTTCCTGGGCAGCGACACCAAGGCTCAGGGGTTCAAGGACATGCTCGTCGGACTGGCCCGTAGCCAGAGTAAACCGGATGCCACTTACGTCGAGGGAATGCAGAAGTTCCTCAAGGTGGTGTCGCAGGCCGCTCGCAGGCCGGGTACGGTGCAAGGTGTCAGCGAAGGTGGCGCAGCTGAGATCGCTGGGCGGACCATTGCCAATGCGGGTGGCTCCACTACGATCAACCCGCTTCGCAACTTGATGCTCCGCTGGTCAGAGCGGCTGCAGGCCGATGCCTACAAGGAGATGGATCGGTTGTTGACAAGCCCGGAAGGCGTCGATATGCTGCAAACACTTGCAAAGAAACCGGCTTTGTCTCCAGCGGCTCAGACTGCCATCGCAACCTTCTTGGGTTCCGGCGCAGCAAGAGTGGATGACCCGCCGCCAGACTACGATCAATAATTCCGCCGGATTACGCCGCTGTAATCCCCCGGAGAAAGGAGCATCATGGCTTTTGACGGAAACGGGACTTTTCAGCTGCCTTCACCGCAATACCCTTTCATATCCAGCACCACGATCCTCGCACAGGAAATGAACGAGATTCTGGCAGAAATTGCTGCCGGCTTGTCGCTCTCGTTCCTGCGCGACGGTTCGCTGGCACCTACTGCCAACACGAAATGGGGCGGCTTCAAGATCACCGGACTTGGTGCTGGCACAGGTGATGGAGACGCTGTCAACTTCGGGCAGGTTTTCAAGAACCCCGCCTTTATCGCGCCGAGTGCCCAGGCATCCCCCTCCGCCGCGGACAACAGCCTCAAGTTGGCCACCACCGAATGGGTCAGGAACCTTGCGTTCAACTCTGCACTGCCGGGTCAGAATGCCGGTGTCGCTGGGTACTTCCTCAGCACCGATGGCACCAATGCTGTGTGGGTGAGTGCTGATGGAAGGGGCTTGCGTTACGCCGCCAAGGGAAATTCTGGCGCGGCGACTATTGCACTCGACTTCCTGGAAGCGGAATGCCACTCCCTTATCATCACCGGCGCTACCACGCTGAACCTGACGAACTGGCCAGCGAACCGGGTAGCCGTGCGGCTGCTCCAGCTGACAAATCCCGGCCTGTTTCCGCCTACCATCAACGGCGTTGTTTGGCTTGACCCGAACGGCGCTGAGACCTCTGACTTTGCGCAAACCGGGGTAACGTGGCAGGCAAACGGACGAGATCGCATCATCATCTGTTCCGTGCCTGGCTCGACGCCTTGGGCAAAGGTCGTGCGATGAGCGCGCTGATGCTCCTGTTGGAGATCGTGAAACAGCGGAAGTTGGTCACGAAAACCTACGTCCCAGGAACGTACAGCTTCACGGTGCCGCCTGGCGTAACGAAACTTACGTCACTGATCGGCAAGGGCGGGGTAGGTACGCCAGCAACAACAGGCACGCGTACTGTTTCTTCGCAGGTGGATTCGGTGCAGGGCCATGCCTCTGGAAGTGGCAGCGCCTTCGGTACGCTGAGCTGGTCAGATTTTCAAGGGGACAACTCGAGCGCATTGTCAGCCATTAATGCTGGCGGCAGCGGGTTCTTTTACGGCGTTGTCTACGATGGATTCCCGAACGCGAACAGCTACAGCATCGCACTATACCAGGGCACTTATGCCGATGCGGTCCCTGGTACAGCCTCGATTGTAACCAGCCCTGGATGGCAAACCAGCGGCGTCGTCGGACCTGCCGACTACGGCTTCTCGCGTATCGAATATAGCCAGAATTACTCTATTCCGGCCGTCACAGGCCCAGACACCACTGCATTCGGCAAGACTTTCCCCGGCGGAACGGGCGGGGCGGCATCGTCGGCGCAGTATGCGGATTGGCCAGTCACACCCGGCCAGACCTATACGCTGACCGTTGCAGCTAACGGTTCCCTGAGCTTTACCTACTACCAATAAGGAAAACCAAATGAACCGTATCCCGCTGACCGACGAGCAGATCGAAGACATCGCCGAGCGTGCGGCCGAAAAGGCTGTTGCAAAGCTGACTGGCATGATGTACCAGGAGATCGGCAAAACCGTCGCCACCAAGTTCTTCTGGATCATCGGCACTATCGCTGTGGCGGTGGTCGGTGCCTACCAGGCCTTTACCCACCTGCCCAAATAAGGAGTTGCCATGCTACCAGTCGTTGCTGCCCTGCTCGAGCAGGGTCTGACCATCCTCGGCGGTGCGGTGATGTCGAAGGGGAAAGAGGTCGTGGAAGAGAAGCTTGAAATCAAACTCCCCAATACCACCTTGTCCGCGCAGGAGGTTGTAGAGCTGAAAAAGCTCGAGTTCCAGCACGAAGAATGGCTCATCAACGCCGGCTTGCAGGAACGTGCGCAGGAGCTGGAATTCCAGAAGCTCCAGGAAGGAAACATCACCGACCGCTGGAAGGCCGATATGACGTCGGACTCCTGGCTGTCGAAGAACATCAGGCCGAGTGTGCTGCTATACCTACTGACCGCCTACACGTTGCTGGCATTGATGTCAGCCTTCGGCTTGAACGTTTCTGAAGCGTATGTTACCTTGCTGGGTCAGTGGGGGATGGTGGTCATGACCGCGTACTTCGGCGGCCGCACTCTCGAGAAAATCAAGTTAGGGGGAAAAGTATGAGCAAGCCACAAGCACCGATTCCGAAGGGATACCAGCAACTGACGCAACTGAGTGCCGTGAAGACGCTCACAATCCCCGCCGGGGCTAACTACGCCCTTATCCGCTGCACCGGGGCTGACGTGCGCTGGCGGGACGACGGCACTGCACCCACAGCTTTAGCTGGATACCCGCTGGCTGTTGGAGAGGAGCTTCAATATGACGCTGTCACTGGTCTGGCAAATCTGCGCTTCATTGAACAGTCTGCCTCGGCCGAGATTAGTGTAAGCTACTACGGGGTATGATATGCGGACAGTGACTAAAAGTAGGGGGCTAGGGGCTTATGCAAGCAAGGCAGAGCTTGCGGCAGGAAGTGGCGCAAGTCTGGTGACGTTCACGCAGACCGGGGCCGGGTCCGTGTCAATGCCTGTTGCTGCCGTTCTTGCGGAGACAGTGAGTCTGTCGCAATTTATGACGGCGGAACAAAGGATGGACGGGTTCCTGCGCCTGGGGACACTGGATATTTCGGGCGCGCTCTCTGCCGCACTTGCAGCGGCTGATGAAGTCGTTCTTCCGGCTGGTACTTATAAGGCGGGGAAGCTGTCTCTCGCTGGCCCGACTGGTGCATACAAGCTCCGAACCAAAGGATCTGTAACGCTGATGATGTATGGCCTTGGCGTGGCAGATGATGCAATCACCTGTGTCGGCCACAACTACAAGGGGGCCGTGATTGAAGGCGACCTGATTGTTGATATGCAGTGGACCGGGCGCGATGGTCTGAAAGTGTTTGCAGGCGATGCCCCGAGTTTCAGCCGGATCACCTTCAGGAACGTACCCCGCGATTGTATCCAGATGTTCGCCGTAGATTTCAACTGGATCGAGAATGGCCGATTCCACCGCGTAGTGGGCGAGAACATCGGGAGGAACATGCTTGCTGCCTACACCGGGGGCGCTCAGGGGGCATTCATCAACGAGATGGTGTTTGACCAATGCGAGTTGCGCGGATGCGCGCAGAAGGTGAGCGGCGGAACGGCGGTCTATGCAAGCGCCGGGGGCGCTGAAGGCATGGGCGCGAAGATGAGTGAATGGACGTTCATCGATTGCAATTTCGATGCCCAGCGCGGGAAGTCGGTCGCAGCCGGCTTCGACATTGGCGCATCTCCTGTGCGCCTGGCATTCAACGACACGGGCAGCGGAAAGGGCTCGATTTACGAGTCATGGAAGTTCATTGGTGGCGGCTGGGAATCGACCAGCGGCGTTCCACTGCAAACGCAAGGGCTTTTCTATTCCGAACCCGGAACCGGCGTACAGCAAAACGTTTGCCGTGGCTGGCACATTACCGGCATCACGCCGGGGAGCTGGGGCAATGGCTCATTTACCGGCGTTTTTGACGATTATTTCGATCACAACAAGCAGTTTGGCACCGTTCGCGCGCCGCTGATGAACGAGGGATGGAGTCAGGTAACGATTGCGGCATCCGCAACGGCAAACATCGACATCAATCTCCCTCTTGTGCATATCCCTGTAGCTGGCCGGATCAAGGGCATGGATGTGTTTGAGTTGTCCCTGTTCTATCAGCAATATACCGGGGCCGGCTTTGGCGTCTATCGCTCGCGCCTGTATGTGACATACCAAGTCAGCGGCACGGACCAATACACGATCCATGAAGACAACGAGCGCAGCGCTTTGGGCGGGTTCTTTTCCATCAATGGGATTTCACTTCTGAATAAGACAGGCGGCACGACAATCAACATTGCCAATCTTCCCAAGACGCTGCGCGCCAGTGTCACAACCTCGGCAACATGGGCGTCAGGTGGGGGAGATAACCTCATGTATGCCCTGCTGAAGCACGTAGGGCGGACGCATGGTGAATTCCCGAGTCAGTATTTCTAAGGCGATACCATGACCATCATCGTACAGACCATTGCATCGGCTTCCTCGCCCCACTAAACAAGGAGATTTAAATGAGCCTCGTCCCAGATCAAGCAGCCTTCCTGCTCGACGCATGCGCGCTGATCCAATTCGCCACGAACCAGGGTTTCCAGGTGACTGGCGGGGAACTGTTCCGCACGGCTGAGCAACAGCAAATTTACGTCAAGACCGGACGGTCGAAGACGCTGAACTCTAACCACTTGCGTCGCCTGGCAATCGACCTCAACTTCATTAAGGACGGGCAGCTCTGCTACGATGCTAAGTTGCTGGGGCCTATCGGCGCTTATTGGGAGTCGCTGCATCCGAAGAATCGGTGGGGCGGTCACTTCCAGAGCCTGAAAGATATGCCCCACTTCGAACGCAACGTTTAGAGTGCGGGACCTGCCTTGACCATGTGTCCGCCAGCGCTCAGCTCGATTTTGAGTAAGCCTGCGCGGACGCAACCTGCCAACAAATCTTCAAAATCCCGCATCGAGGGGAAGTAAGCGTGGACGTAGCGGTACATTTCCGTGTAGCTGACTGTCCCCGATTTCCTCACAAACTCCACCATCCTGTCCACGTAGACTGATTGCTCAGTCTTGCCGATCTTCGAGAACACCATCGCCATGTCGGGCTCCAGGTCTGCCAGCATGGTATCGGCCAGGGACAGGAACTCGTCGGTGATGAGCAGGTCGTCGGAGATAGAGGCTGATAACACCATAGCGAGCTTGTGCAGGTGGGTCTGCTTCCTGGCGATGTAGCCACCGAATCGCTCGTCGTCCAGGTTGACCGGACGCTCACGGTACAGCTTACGATACCAGGATTCGCCCCATGTTACCGCTTCGCGGGTCATCTTGAACGATCCCGTCATCATGCTGATCTGTTCCAGGTCTGCCACCAACTTATCGGCGGTTTCGCGCATGGTAGCCGGCACTTCGAGTCCGGGATATGCCACGTACTTAGCCTTCTTGTCAGCATAGACGAAAATGCAGCGGGAAGTGAAGCCACCCCCGATCATGTACTCTGGGAAGTTCCCGGCGATCCAGGCAGGGGTTGTGCAGGCGATGATGTTCAGGAACGGATTCACAACGGTATCGTTGCCGGAATGCTTGGTTTTCTTCTCAAGGGCACCTTCCTTGCCATCCCAGAGATTCACCAACATATCAACCATATCCTTGTCGTGTGGGTTCAGCAAGTTACCAAACTCTGACGATTCGATGGTCAACGCCGACATCGGCCTGAATTCCTGCTCATACTCGAACGCTTCCGTGACCTCGGCCATCGACGACAACAAGGCCTGCATGGTCACGACGCTCGGGCCGAACTTGATGCCCGGAACGCGCTTGAGCAGGTCCATGCCAATTCCAGCCGTGGTGGACTTGGAGACGATTCCAGGCGGGGCGACGAGGATGACATAGAAATTAGGAAACCATTTGAAATAACCCTGGTCAACCCACACCTTACGGCGCAGGGCTCCAGAGATAGTGGATACGGCAGTCCAGAAATACATGTGTCGCGGGGCTTCCCCGAAACTTGCGTAGTCCATGAACGCCGTGATCCAGTCTGGGTAGTTGCGGGACATTGGATTCCTTTATTTGCAATGACCCCAAGAGATAGGGCTTGTGTTTACGTCCACTGGAACCACAATAGGCTTTGCATACGGGAGTTCGATCGCAGCGGCTTTACGGATGGTTGCGATTGCTTGCTCTCGGTTTGCAATGTCGTATTGCCCAGCAAGTGAGTCGTGAACTTGCAGGAGAACTTCGATGTCCTTGTGGTTCTCATGGAGGTTAACATAAGCACGGTTGATGATACAGGCCACAGTGGACTGCGGAATCCAGGCAATAGCCTGATTGAAAATCGTGCCTTCGATGCGGTCGAAGAAGTAGCAGCGGTAGCCGAACACGTTCTCGACCATGCGGCGCTTCATGACCTGATCCTTGATGGCGTCCTGCCATTTCTTGAGCTTCGGGAACTTGCCGTAGTACCACTTCTGGATAACGTCTACTTCATGTACGCCCAGGCCGAGACGCTCTGCCAGACCCTTCGCAGTGCCGAGATAGTGAGTGCCGTGACACAAGCCCTTGAACACGCGATATTGTTCGTGATGCTTGGTCATGGTTGGGTCTTTGTGATATTCCTTCATCACCTCGACATAGACCTTTTTGCCTTCGTTGAGCATGGCGAACATTTCTTCCAGCTCTGCCTCGGCGGCAACAATCCGCAAGTCAGCTGAGTCGAGGTCGGTGTCGAAGTATTCCTTGCCTTCGTCAGGGAGCCAGAGCTTGCGAACGTTCGGCAGATCGAGTGCGTCAGGGTCGTCCGACTCATGCCCGGCGGGAATGTTCTGCATGTTCAGGCCGGTATCGAATGCGTTTTTCTTCGACGCAAAGCGGTAGGTTTCAGTGCCTGCGATGTTGTATGAGCAACGCAACCTGCCATCGACATCCAGCGGGGCATTGACGAACGTCGACAGGAACACGCCCAAGGAGCGGAGTTCGCTGATCTTGCGGACAATCGGGCGCAGGAGAGGTTCGCGCTCGGCCATCTTGTTCATGGCTTCGTCATCGCATGTAACGGTTCCGGTTTTGCGGCTGATGATGGGCTTCTGCTTCAGGACCTCATAGAACAGAGCCTTCATCTGCAGTGGCGACTTGATGTTGACCGGGAAGCCGAACACATCGAGCAGCCATTGCTCACGCTTGGTGATTTCGTCGAACAGCTCCATGGCGAACTTCGCACGTGTTTTGGTGTCCACGCGGCAGCCTCGATTCATCGACTCCAGGACCGGCCAGAACAGCTTTTGCTGGAACGCCTCGACCTCGGGGAGCTTCTTCCAACCGGACGCCGCTAGGGTGTTGATGGCTTGGCGCTCGGACTCGTCCACCTCGAACGTGATGACCGCATCCTTGCAGTTGTAGGCCCAATAGGAATCCTCGTCGTGCTTCTTGGGGTCCCATTCCTTGCCTTCGTCCTTCCAGTATTCGTGATGCTCGCAGTACATGGACGAGAGGAAGTCCAGGCCTTTTTGCATGTTGGAGAACATGGAATGCTGGGCAAGCATGGTGTCGCGCGCCAGATTCGGCATGAACAGGAACCAACGGTAGAAATACTGCTCATCATAGATGAAGTTCTGACCGACGCCTTCAACAGCGGCATGAAGGAACAGCCGCTTCATGAGCAGGTAGAGATGGACTTCCTCTTCCAGGGGCCAATAGCCTTCCGGCCGCTCGACGCACATCAGCGGAATGCAAATGGCATGGAGCTTGGACCAAGCGATACCAACGCACGCGATATGCCCAGCGCGAGTTTCGAGGTCGAGCGAGAGTTTGAGCTTCGGGCCACCTGCGCGTTTGTCAGCCTCTGCGATCAGTTGCTGGAGGACGGCCACTGCCTGCCCGAAACTCGGGCGGATTACGAATTGATATTCCGGGCGGATAATAGCGGGAAAGTTGCTTTGCGTTTTCGCTCGCTTAAGGTCGTGTACTGCGATTGGACGCCAGGCCCAGTTGCGGAGAATAACGCTCGGATGGTACACTGGAATGACCTTTGGCTTGTAATCGAGGGCAAGTCCAAGGTTGCATTCCAGGACACTACCACGCCAGCTCGTGATACCCCACTTACCTGTAAGCGCCCACAGCGACACATTGCCGAATGCGATAATGACGTTGGGTCGGCACTGTTCGATTTCACGCGTAAGAAGGGTAAGACCGTCGCGCACAACGGGCAGTACCATCTTTCCCTGCACAGAGATGTGAGCAGGGGTGATGTCAGATTTCTTTTCAGCGATAAAGTTACCGATGTCATTTCCAGGTGGCCTCGTGCGGATAACGTTGGTGACGAAGCAGGTGTTGCGCATGATGCCTGCGTCACGGAGCATGTTGTTCAGTTCGCCTCCGGCATAGCCGACGAACGGCTCGCCCTTGAGGACTTCTTGTTCGCCAGGGAATTCGCCTACGAGCATGATCTTGGCGGGGCAGGGGCCTACGGGACGGGTCATACAGTCACTCCATTATAAAGTTTGAGGGCACGCCGCTGCTGCACAGCGCTGAACTTACGCGCGCGCTGGTTCCAGCCTTCTTGCGCCATCGCCTTGGCAACCTTGGCGAGACACGCGTACCAACGCTTCCAATCGACAGGTCTTCCAGAATGGTAGCACGGCATTACTTGGGTCCCTTCACTTCAATTTTGGTGGCACCTTTGCACACAGGGCACTTGATTCCGCTCGGCTTCAGGGAAGGCGACTGTTTGCGGAAAACAGTGCCCGTGCCAAAGCAGTTGGAGCATCGCTTGAACACGGGCTGGGTCATGGGCTACTCCGACAGGGCTTCAACGATTTCCAGGTCTTGCAGACGCTTCAGCCCCATGCCGTAGTATTCGGGGTTGATTTCGAAGCCGTATGCCGTGACCTTCATGCCGTGGCAGGCAGGGAAGATGGTGCCGGAACCGGAGAAGAAATCAGCCACGACATCACCGGGACGGACCGAGCGCTGCAGGAGATTTTGATACACGCCGACCGGCTTTTGCGCGCCGTGGGACATATTGTCGTCGGCCTGGGATGCGATGACATCAGGGTAGATATGCGTCACCGGCTTGTTACCCTTGATTGCGTAGAGCAGGATTTCGTACTGGCGGCGTGGGCCTTGGTCAGGCAGCGGCACGCGACCGGAGCCGAGCTTGTGGACGATCAACGGGGTGCGGAACACGTACCAGCCAGCCGCCTGCATGAGCAGCTTGAGTTCGTGGAAGCGGTCGATGTCGCAGAACACGTAGGCATGGGCCTGGGGCTTGCAAACGTCGTACGACAGCGCGCACCACTTCGCCATCAAGGTCACCCAGGATTCGTAGCTGTCATCGTAGTGGTGCTCGATGCCGGTCAGCTTGCCGCCAGCGTCACCGAACTTGTCAGCGCCCATGCCATACGGTGGATCGGTCAGGATAACGTCGAACGTGCCCTTGTTGGCGGGATCGGACATCCATTCCAGGCAGCTGATGTTGAATGCCTTGTGAACAGAGGCGTTGAACGATGCGCCGACGGAGATTGCCAGTGCCTTGTTCTTCTCGGCCTCTTCCTGCTTTTTGAGGATTTTGAATGCCTCGTCCGGCGACTTGGCCTTGGCGATCAGCGGGTTGTCGAGGTGTTGCGCGACGATCAGCTGTTTGCGGGTTGCGTCGGCCAGGGAACCCAGCTCGCCGTTGGCCTTGCCCTTGGTGGCTTCGGGGTTGAGTTCGCGGGTGATGGAAGCGACGGTCGGCGGGGCAACTTCCATCGACGCCAGCAAGGTGGCTACGGCGTCCGAGGTGGCAGGCATCGGCTGGCCCGGCTCTTGTGCGGCTGCCGCAGCCTCGGCCACTTCGGCTTCGACCTTTGCCTTTGCGGCGTTGAACTGCTTCTGACGGAGCTTCATAAGGCGGTCAACCGCGGCAGCCTGCTCCTGCCAGGTCAGGTCCTTGCGCTTCATGTTCTCGTCCAACTCGGCTTCCTCGGCTTCCAGCTCGGAGAGGTTGCCGATCAGGGTGTAGGGGATGCAGCCGTGTTCGAGCTGGATGCCACAATAGCGGATCGGCACGCCCAGGTCATGCATATCCTTCATGGTGCGGAAGCGGCGCTCGCCTGCCACCAGAACCAGCTCGCCGTTCTCGACGCGCATGACCGGCGCTTGCATCAGGCCGATCTTCTCGATGCTCTGGAAGAGTTCCTGCATGGCGTCGGCTTCGAATTCCTTGCGCTGACGGTTCGGCTTGATGATGACTTTGGATTGCTGAACGACAGCAAAAGATGGATTAGGCATTTCAGTTTCCCTTGTTTTGGTTGGATGGGGTGAAACGGGGTTCGGACGCATGGCGGGATGGTGCCGCCGGATGACGGAACCGGGGTGCCACGGCACGAACGCATGGGGGGATGGACGGAGTATCGTCCGGGGTAAAGCTAACGCCGATTGCGACGTTTGCTGCGAGGTGGGATTGTTGCATATCTTGGATCACGGGCAAATGCCTTTCGTGAAGTAAAAACGGCCCCGCAGGGCCGCACTGAAACCGGGACGACTATTAGCGGATCAGGCCGAGCTTGCCTTCGCGCGCTTTGGATGCCAGCTTGTTGCCGGGCACGCGGTAGGAACGGTCCTTCGACTTCGCACGGCCAGGGCGCGGCGAGTAGGTGGCAGCGGGACGGATGGGGTTGAGGGCGGCAGCACCTGCGACTAACAGGCTGAGCGCGATTGCGGACATACGATTCAGCATTTTGAAACTCCCTAGTTATTGTGACTTCTTTTGTGGACCAACTTGTCAGGGGCCTCCAGCGGCTGTCAACGGAGGAGGAGGCAGGCTCAAATTGCTGATGGCCCCTGGCAGGTTGGTGCGGGGAGCTGGATTCGAACCAGCCCTGTCGGGACGCTATCCCTGCCTCTACCGTGTCGAATATCTCCGACGAGTCTGGGCTATCCCCGCTTGGTGCCCACACTTACGCGGTGGGCTTACGTCCTACGGGATTACTTTACACCTTGGCGACAGCGCCGACTTCCGGGTAGATGTTCTCGCCGTCGATGCGGTGCTTGACAGCGACCTTGGCGACGCGACCGGGGATCTGGTTGAACGAGAAGGCTTGGCCCGGATTGTTCAGGTCCAGGGCGGCGCGCAGCTTGCCCAGGGAAACGTTGCGGCCCTTGCCCATATCCAGGCCGCCGGCGTCGGTGATGTCCAGCATCACGCCTTGCTTGACGGACACCTTGTCGCGGCCGAGCAGTTCCTTGACGTTGCTGTCGTCGATGTTCCAGAACACTTCCAGGATCAGGCCGGACTTGGTCGGGTCCTGCTTGCCGGTCCACTGGCGCACATCCACCTTCTCCACGACTGCGACGTACTCGCCGACCGGCACCGGAATGCTGATGGTCGAGTTTTCACCTTCAACGGACATATCGAGGAAGCTTTGCGGATCGAAAGACATTTGAGACTCCTTAGTTTTGGATGCCGCCGATTTTATCAGCCCGGCGGCTCGGCATTGAGGATTACATTGTTGCGGCTAGGAAATCAGCCGTCAATCACATTTTTAAAACGCTTTACGGCGATGGCTCGAAACCTGCCAAGCGCATCAGGATTTCATACTGTTGGTTCGACATGAATGCGCGCATGCCGAATTGTCCCCACGCCTGACGCCATTTGTAGCAGAGGTCAGACTGGTAGCCGTTGGTGATGGCCTGCTCGGCCGATTCCAGCACCTCTTCGAAATCCTCGCCCTTGGCGAAGAAATCCTCGATTTTGCGGTCCTGGGCCATCACACCCCCCAGTAGCAGGAAAGGCCGACGAAAACCAGCAACGCGGCGATCAGGATGGGCTTGGCGAGGTCGATGATGTGGTCGCCCAGGCGGTGACGGGTCGGATTAGGCATCGAGCTTACCCCCACGCGCTTTCCACTTCTCGATGATCTGCTTGAAGGTGGGTTCGATGTCGGACTTGATCGGCAGGTTGCGGGTCTTGAGGTCGGCTTGGGTGTTGCCGGTGTCCCACAGGAACTTCGTGCCCTGCCGCACGGCCAGGATGACGTCGGAGAACATGGCCGGGATCTTCGGCGCGAGCTTCGCGCCCAGGGTGGAAACCATGAGCTTCACGCCGCCGAGGACTGCATCGGTTTCGCGCTCAACGTGGGCGAGCAGGATGAAGTGGCAGTCGCAGTTGTCGCACAGCATGCGGAGGAGCTTCTCGACCTGATCCTGGGCAATGCCCCAATCGGACTGGGACTTGACGGGCTTGCCGCCGACGACCAGGGACATCGAAGCACGCCCCAGGCCTGCCAAGCCGTCGATCACCAATGCACGGCTTGGCTTCCATTCGTTGACCGGACCGAACTTCTTGCCGGTGCGGTCGTCGGGGAAGTCATTCAGTGCATGCAGGATGCTGATGAACTGGTTGTGGTTGGAGCGCTTCGGGTCGGCCATCTTAGCCAGCGCGTCGAGCGACAGGGTGTTGATCTTCTGCGCCGAATCTACCATGTCGAGGAACGATGCCTTGGGAGCCGCGACAGCGTGCCAGTGCAGGTTGGCCGGGATTTCCAGCTTGCGGTCGCGGTAATAGCCCAGGAGGGATTCCAGGCCGGGTTCCAGGGCGAGGTAGAACACTTCGACGCCTGCATCGACCAGGGTGCCGATAGCGTGCGTCTTGCCGGTTCCGGCTGGTCCCATGAGGACGACGTTAACGCCAGCGAGGTCGAGGTTGTCGGCGGCTTGTGCGGTTTCAGTACTCATTGTTACTTGCCTCTTCAGGTATGGACGAAAATATGGGGGCGCGAAGCCCCCTGGGGTTTGCGGCTCTGCGGCCGATTAGAACGCTTTGTCGTGCTTGAACGGGCGGGTCAGGTTGAACCGCATCTTGGCGAAGACGGCTTCGCCGAGGCGCAGGTCCTTCTGCACTGCGTAGTCGACGATACGGATGATGGTGTCAGCCAGCTCTTCCTCGATGCCGGAGAAGCCTGGGATGTGGTCGGATTCCAGGTCCTTGCGCACCGCTTCCAGTCCTTCGGACAGCTCCGAGTGCATCAGCGCGATCTTCTCGCCATCGTTGTCCGATTCCCAGAAGCCCTGGGCGTTCATCTGCTCGTTCACGATTGCGCCGAGGCTGAGCAGCGGAGCGATGAACGAGCCTTCCAGCACGCCGAGGCTGTCGAACAGGCGGCGCGCGCGGTCCAGCTGCTCGGTTTCGCGCTGGCGTGCGAGGTCGGCTTCGTATGCGGCACGCTTGGCTTCCATCTGCTTCTGCTCACGGGCAGTCGGCCTGCGATTCGATGCCGAGGCAGTCATGCAATCGGTATCGCGCTCAGCCCGGCCCATCAGCATCCCCACGTTACGGCTCTTCTCTTGAGTCTTGTTCATCTTTCAGTTTCCCTTCATACCAGTTAATGTTAAGCTCGAACTCTCGTTTGTACAACTCCTGCGGCAAGTGTTCGATTGCCCTGCCCCAGGCTGTTACGCGCATGTTGCGCTTTTCGATGTCGGTGCCGACGAGAAAGCTGCCCGGCACGCGACCCCAATCTTGCACCCCTTGCGGCCTGTGCTTTTCGCACGGTGTCGGCTCCATTTCCCAATACTGCGACTCGCCGCCGGATATGAATATTCTACCCCAGGCTTCACCGCAGGTGGGGCAAACATACACCACAGAATGCGGTGCGATGTGTGCAAGTATTTGCGAGGTGCCAACGGACCTGTTGTGGAGGAAAAAAACGGCAGTGAAGGACATTATGCGGTCCTCCTTCGCCGTGCCTTCAAGCCTTCACGGAGCTTCGCAGACCTTGCATGGGCGGCAGCCAAATAGTCGAAAATCCGCTTTTGGCTGCGACCTGCCGCCACAGGCCTAGGTGCGCCTTTACGGAGAAAGGCTTTCCAGAGACCATCTTCCTTTTTGATGTGCGGCTTCATCATAGCACCCCATAACGCTGGCGATACTCGGATTCGATGTCACGCATCTTTTCCTGGAATGCAATGGATTGCCGCAGAGCTTCGAACGCATCGCGCGCTTGACGCTCGGCGTAGGGGTCGACAGCTCCTTGGACGCTCAGGTACTTGAGCTGCGCCTCCATGCCATCGACCATGAACTTCGCCCAGTTGAGCTGGCGCGAGTCCTTCTGCTTTTGGGTGGAGGTGTCGCCGCCCAGGGGGGATGGCCAGTTGGCCGGGAAATCTGCGTGGCTCATAGCAGTCTGCCTCCAGTCAGGTCAGCAACGCCAGCTTCGAACTCCCCGCAGCGATGCGCTATGTAGGGCCGCTGAGAATGCCAATGCAGCACGGCGTCCTCCAGATATTTATGGCGAGCGTCTGCGACCTCTTTACGCTCGATATACTGCTCGCAGTTTCGGCAGAGGTAGTCCAAGTAAAAAAATTCCATGATAGTCCTCAATGTGACTGAATGGTTGATAAAACCCCCGGATTACTCCGGGGTATTGCCGGGGAATTACTCCCCGACTGCTTCCGACACCTTATCCAGGATGTCGGTGTACTCTTCTTGCACGTAGTATTCTTCCCCAGGTCCCATATACACGCAGGACCGGAACTCTCCACTAGCGCTCTTTGCTGGGTGAAGGGCCCGAATCTGAAGCGGATTCAGGGCTATTGGGGTGCCATTGATCAGGGTGAGCTGGACGAAGCTCATGTCAGCCCGCCGCAATCATGATCTTGCCGTGCCCCCAGGATTCTTCCCATTCCTGGACCGAGACTTGCCTGCGTGCGAGGGGGTCCCAGACGCGCTGCTCGAAGTTCGCGGCCAGCCACGTTTCCGGGTCCTTCGACTTGCAGATTTGCATCAGCGAGCAGCCGCCGTATTCACCGCAGGCCGCATCCATGTTGTAGTCCCACCAGCCCGCTTCCCAGCATTGCTTCATGCGTTCGAGGTCGCGGGTGACCTGCGTGAGCCAGCGCTCGATTTCCCAGTCGCCGCGGTAGGTGATGGCCTGCAGGGTGTCGTACTTGGCTTTCAGAATGCTGACGCCGCGCACGATTGCGCCATCAACCCTGATACCGTCCTGCTCAGCGGCCCAGGCATAGCCGGTGAATTGGGACCGCATTTCCCACTGGCGCGGCCAGGATGCGCCGAGTTGCGAAGTGGTCTTTTCGTCGAAGATGTAAGTGCCGCCGGCGAATTCGGCGATCATATCGCTGCGTCCGGTGTAGAGCAGCGGCATGCCAGTTTCGGGATGGTTGACCGGCAGCGGGTGGGCGAAGCTGAATTCGATGCCGCGCTTGCCGTTGGGCAGGAGGATCGGCGAGGTGCCATCCATGCCCAGGGGGTAGTTGGCGAAATAGAATTCCAGCGCGCCAGCCGTGCGCTCCAGGGACTTGGCGGAATCGGGTGGGCATTCGAAGTCGCCGTAGTGCGCGATCAGGGCATTGACGCCGAGAGCTTCGGCAACGGCTTGGTCGCCCTTCTCGCATGCCTGGATTTCCCAGTCGACCGTCCGGGTGTCAACCCATTCAGTTTCAACGGTGCCGGGGATGTAGGCGACCTTCGGGATGCAGGCTTCGCCTTCGAAGAATGCACGGCGCGCAACCTCGATGCCCTTTGCGAACGCCCCGCCGGCGACCAGATGGACCGATTCGTTGGTCGGCTTCCAGTGCTGGACGTAGGTGCGAAACGCCTTCTGCGGGCAGGAGCGGAACGCAGCCAGGATGGTCGAGTCGATGGTATGGGGGAACATTGGGCGGGTCACGACAGTTGCTCCACTTTGGAATTGTTCAGGACCAGCGCTTCTGCGCCGGCGTCGGTCATTGCGCGGGTGACTTCAGCCGCGTTCTTCTTGGCGGTGCTGACTACATCTTCCTTGATGGCAGCGAAGATGGCAGCCAGCGACTCGTTCGACAGGCGAATTTCCTGCGTGCCCATCGAGCCTTTCACCTTGACCATGCCAACCAGCATGTTGGGATACTCGCTGTCGTACGCCGGGCGGCGTTGAACGTCCAAGCTTTCGATTTGCATTTACAGCTCCCTAGTTATTGGGGCCTTTGCCCCTGTTGAAAAAACCTATTCTGGTGAGGGGCACGAAGCCCCTTGCCGGACTAGGCTTTACAGCCAATCGGCCACCAGGTCACGGATCAGATTCCTAGCCATGACTCCAGTGTTTTTGCCATCGTCCGAATGCACCTTTAGGCGGCCTTCGGCGTGGGACCGAATGCGCTTAGCAAGGCCTTCCAAACGGTCTGCCTGCGACATCATGCGCCTCCGTTCAGTGATTACGGCCTCCTGATCGCCGGAGCAGAGCTGGCACATTACATCCCCTCCAGCTGGCTCAGCAAATCGTCGGAGTCAACCGGCGCTTTCTTTGCCGCCGTCGCCGCTTTCGTGCTCTTGCTCTTCGCGCTGGTCGCTGCCGCCACAACACGGCCTGCGCGCATCAGCGTGATCGCTTCCGTGACCTCAGCCAGGGTGATGGTGTTGTCGCGGGACTTGGCGCGCAAAACGGCCAAGCGTTCGTGGATTTCTTGCTGGGTTGGTTCGGTAGACATACTAGACTCCAATCAGGGGGACAATAACGTATTGTAACATAAATTGCCCCAGGGTTTGACGTAGCTCAACGGGCTTACGCACCGAAGGCCTTTTTCTTGGCGCGGGAGAATGCCACATAGAGGCACTGCAACGCCTCGCTGCGATTGCGGTTTACCAGGATGTCGCGGTAATCCACAAACACAGTTTCGTAGGTCGAGCCCTGTGCCCTGTGTGTGGTCATGGCGTAGCCGTGACGCGCAAGGTGGAACGAATCCTTGAACCCCCAATACTTCGGCCAGAGCTTGCGATTGTTGCGAGCTTCCCCAGCGAGGCGCACGCATTCACGCTCGAATTCGCCCTTGGCGTCCGGGTGGATCATCCAGATGGTGCCGGAGTGATTTTCGTCGAAGGTAACGTCGATGGCGTAGCACATGAACTGCTCATACATCGGATGCCAGGTCTGGGTCACACGGGTCACGACGCCTTCATCGTCAGTGTGTGCAACATCCTCGCCTTCGTGGTCCTTGGCCGGGGCCAGCATGGTGAGGCGGTCGCCTTCGCACCAATCCGACACGGTGTTGTCGAAGATTTCAGCGCGGATCAAGCGATTCAGCTGATCGACCGTTGCGTTGCGCCATGCGATTGCCTTCGCGCCATCGGGCTTGGAGAACTCACCAGCCCTGGCGTACTCGCGGATCGTGCGGATGAAGTCGATCTGGCGCATATCCCACACGCCTTCGGTGCCGTCATTGTCCGAGGTGATACGGACCTGTGGGCATGGATGGCTGATCAAACCCCGGATGTAGGTCACGAGCTTCAGAATCTGGTTGTCGTGCCGCATCACACGCTCCAGGTTTGCGCGGTCGGCATCGAATCCATCCATGAAGATCGGGGAACGGGCTTCGCCGACTGGCGGGAGCTGGTAACGGTCGCCCATGAAGATGAACTGAATGTTCTGGTCCTTCGCTGCTTGCGCGATGTGGCCCATGAGATTCTTGTTAATCATCGAGCCCTCATCAACGACTACAGCCAGAAACCTGGATAAGTCCAGCGGGTCTTCAGGAGCGGCCAGTTCCTTGATTTCGCCATTTGCCTCCAGGCGAAGTCCCAGAAGGCTGTAGATCGTGCGGCACTCCGGCTTGTAATCATCCGTTGTAACCGATTTGCGCAAAACCTTTGTCGCCTTGTTAGTTGGGGCAGTGAAGACCATCCGCCCACGGAGGCGATTGATAAGATCTTTAATGCAGAAGGTTTTCCCTGTGCCAGCCGGACCTTCGAGGACGAAGAAGTCCTTATGACCACGATTGATGAAGCTTTCCATTGCGGACACAGCCGCATTCTGGTCCTCGTTGAGGGGAAAGACCGTGGAGACTTTGCTGGTGACAGGGCCATGGCGTTCGATGGGCTTGGGTTGCATGGAGGCTTCAAGGGAAGCCATGAGGTTGGATTTCAGATGGGCGGAGAAGTCAACCATCACTTGCCACCTCCGAAGTTCTTGTGGCTGCGTGCTCCGCGTGCGTGCTGGGCTTCGATCCATTCGGGTATCCAGCCGGTAGCGCGGAACTCTTCAACGTCCAGGATTTCCAGGTGGTGGTCGTGTGCCTGAATGATCTTGATCGGCATGTGCATCTGGGTTGCCAGGGCGATCTCTTCGGCCACACCCTTCGACTCGCGCCAGCCGTCAATCGGAAGCACATGGAGGACATCAGCCTTGCGCAGGAGCGGAATGCACTGGTGCATCCAGAACGAATGCGACTTGACCTTCGACGGAGCCAGATGGGGTTCCAGGCGAGGTCCCTGGGTGATCGGGCTGAACACCGCGTAGTCGCGGGTCAGGCGTGCGGCGAACACATCGGCTTTGAACATGCGCTCAGCGCGGACTTCCTGGGCCGGGTTCGAGAACGGGCAGGCAAGGTAGGACATTTTCATTTCAGGACTTCCTTATGATTGTTATTCGACCAGATCTTCGAGAGACTTGAGCGGTGCCGCAGGCGGCAGGGTTGCGACGTAGTTACGGAGCAGGGCGTTCATCAAACGGGACCATGCGCCGTGCGGGACTTTGCCTTCGAGTTCGGAATACAACTCCAGGTCGATGCGGGTGACGATGTCTTGGTCGATGCTGATGTTCTTCTCGACGGACGGGATGGCTCTCTTCGGGCGTGCCATGTTAGGCTTCTCCTTCAGGTGGGGTTGCTAAAAGTTCTACGCTGGCGTTGTATTGATTAAGGAGCTTGCGGAGAGGGTTGCTTGGGTCACGGTATGCCCTATGATGCAGCATATTGCGCAGATCAGGGCAATCACTGGTAGCGGCTCTGTGGCATGCGTCCAGTAATTCTTCCAGATCATGCATATCCACCATGACCTTCGCGCCGGTCAGATCTTTGCTGCGTCCCATGCGACCTCCACTGCGTTTTCCAGATCCCAGCCCTTTTCCGCTGCGCACTCGTCGCACAGCTCAACTTCGAAGTCCTGGAACGCAACCATGCGCGGCTTGCCTTCCAGGGTGGTGTCCGTCATCACCATGCGGCTCAGGGTCGGATCGGTCTTGTGCATCTGCTTGTGCATCAGGTGGCTGAACGTTTGCACGTAGCAGCCGCATGCGCAGTAAGTACGGTCGAATACGGCAACGGTGGCGACAGGGTTCCAGAGGTTGCGTGCTTCCCACTCGCGCACCTTGGATTCAATTTCCCGCCGCTCGTCACTGGAGAGGTTCTGGCGCTTGAGACGCTCGCGGTTGAGCTTGGTGGCGACCTCTTCGTCGCGCAGGCTGATCGACTCCTTGAGCAGGTCATCGAGTTCGCCGAGGTCAGCGGCTGCGGGTTTCTTCTTGGCTGCAGCTTTCGACTCGGCAAGCAGCTGGTCGAGTTCATCCATGGCGCAGGGATGTTCAAGTGCGCTCATTATGCCTCCACCAGCTCAAAACCCCGCTGCTCACAGAACGCCTTCAGAGCGTCCTTCGTACCTGGGCGCATGTCTGCAAACCGCTCGTACTGCTCTTTTGTGAGTGGGAAGGCGAGGAAGCCGCCAGTGAAGAGGCCGTGCTGGCCGGATTGGGTGACTCCCAGACTTACTTGTTGCTTTGCCATAGGTCAATTCTCCGTTGACTGACTGTTGAGGTGGAACAATTATCCACCGGAAATATTATGCCATATTTCCCCGGGTCAATCGGCAGTAATTGCCAAAATCCGCATCAGTTTTGTCGGATATGTCCTACATGTTGTTGCGCGCTGGCAACGAGAGAACCCCAGGTCCATGAGGAAAGGCAAGACCTGGGGGCGAAACTAGGTGTTACAGCGGAGTGCCGAGGTCGGCGAGGGTCGGCGAAGACATTGCATCGACGTCCGAAGGTGTGCCGCCTTTGTCGGACGATTCCGACACGCTCGCATCGGCTTCCGGCTCGCGGAGAGCTTCGCCGATCAGCGCCGCGGCATCCTTGCCCGGCGGGGAGAGCTCGTCCATCAGGGCAGTTGCGTGCATGAGCTGGCCCGGAACAGCTGCCGCCGTGGTCAGGAATGCGGTCGAGCCAGTGGGCTCCAGGTCATCGGCGACCGGCGCGGTGTCCGGCGCGAAGCGGGAAATGCGACGACCCAGGATGGCCGAGTACTGATTCATCGCCGACAGCTGGTCGCGCAGGTCCATACGCTCGATGCCGGGCAGGTTGCCGAAAGTCGGGTTGTTCGTGATGAACACATCCAGGGCGATGCGCTTAACATCCAGTGCATCCTTTTCGGCGATGACGCGTTGTTCATGTGGCTGGGGCATGTTGACTCCTTCAGGTTGTTAACGTTTGCCACACTTCGGGCAGATGAGCCTGCCCTGCGAGTTGGCGTTTCCGCAGTTACTGCAAATCCATTTCATTCAGTGCCTCCTGGATAAAGAAAAACCCCACCGAAGCAGGGTTTTCAGGGAAGCTGAGGCGGGTTAGGCTGCGCTGGTTTCGGCCTTGGCCTTCGACTTCTTGCCTTCGGCAACCGTGGCTGCGGGGACTTCGGCGATTGCCGCCGAATCGGTGGCCACTTCTGCAGTGGTTTCCAGGCTGGCGAGCAGCGAGTCGGTGTCGATGGCGGCGCCTTTCGACTTGCTGGCCTTCTCGGCTTCCAGGCGCTCCACCACCGGCTTGACGCGCGGGTTGTTGCGCAGGGCGACCTTCTCGGCCTGGGTCTTGGTGCCCAGGAAGGTCTTGATGGCGGACATGTCCTTGCCCATGACTTCGACCAGGGCGCGCGCCAGGATGCTGGTGCCGGCCATGCCGTTGCCTTCGCGCTTCACGCCCCATTCGCCCTTGTTCAGGCGGTCGGTCAGCTCGTCGATCGCCATCACTGCGTCTTCGATGTCGTCCAGGCCGGCGATCTCGTCGCCCAGCTTCTGCTCGGCACCGTGGGCGGCGAACTTCAGCAACAGGCCCGAAGGGATTGCGAAGGTGCGGGTTTCGCCGTTGCGGAAGTCCAGGCGGATGGACACGACACCGTCGTTCACGAAGCTTTCTTTGAGCAGCTTGCGCTTGCCGACGAAGTCGACGATGCGACCGTCAGTCATGGTGATGGTTTCGACCTTGGTTTCGGCCTTTTTCGGTGCTGCGGTGGCGGTATTGGTCATGATCAGTTCCCTTAATTTTGGTTGGCAGGCATTTAACGTGCCCCGAATCCGCTTGAGGTGCTTGCCGGTATGCCTCGCAACGCGGTGGGGATGAATGGATTCTAGGGATTCCCCGGAAGCCCGTCAAGCAACAGGCGCATGTGCTTCGCGGAGCAACGCCTTTTGGAGTTCAGCCACTTGAACCTTCGGCTTAACGATCAACCATAACGCGAATTTGTGGTCAAGCAGCAAAGTGCGGACTGCCAGCGTATAGTCCGCCTCGACGTTGGCAAGCCTGTGCAGGGGATGCTCGCGGATACACCAGCGGAAATAACGAAAGCGTTCGGCCATGCGGGTTGCTTCGTCGATGGTCAGTTCCTTGGCGATGATGCAGCGGCCTTCGGGCTTGGCTGCCAGGATTTGATTGAGCCCAACCTCAACGGCTGAGCGGAAGAAAGCCGGGAATTGGTCCGGCGAGCGAGGACGCCAGCTGGGCATCAGGACACCTCACCGTAGGCAGAAAGTGCTGCATGGGCGTACTTGCGCGCCAGATCTTGTTTGTTACTGTTACCCCCAGGCACCCAGGGATGGTCTTCTGCGCCTTCGAAAGTCTCGTAGACAGCTTGTGCAGCTGGCTCCTTGTCAAAGTGCAGCTCTTCCTGCCCATCCGAGGCCTTCGTCTTCTCACCTCTGAACCAGAGCATGAACGCAAACAGCGCAACATCCATGGGATCACCCTCGCCCAGGTGCTCAACCAGCATGCGATTGAGGTCTTCGGCGCTGCAAACGTTTGGGTTGTCCCAGCAATAGCGTCCCTTCGCACGCCCACGCGCCATCTTTTGGCTAGCTGCCACGAGGAAGGCCTGCAATGCGAGGGAATCCGTGTGCTGCTTGGCGGTGTCAGGCAGTCCGAGCAGGCGATGCAAGCCTTGCTGGAAGTGTTCGATGGCATTGGCAACGCGCTTGTTGACCAGTACGTTGATCTGGCGCTCCAATACACTGCCTAACCAGTCATGCGAGTCTGGCGCAACGCTTTGCAACGAGAAGCTAATCTCGTATTCCTCGAACTTAAGACGGAGTTGCGGGTTATGCTCGTCGTACTTGTCGATTTCATAGCTCATTTTCAGTCTCCTTTCAATGTGTTGGGGAAGTATTTCTGAACCAGGTGCTCCAGACGCTTGGCGTTTTGCGTCTGTGCAGGCGTTGGTATCACGTTGAAGCCTATGCTTTTGTAAAGCAAGGTGAAGTCGTTGCCCCATTCAGTCCACATTTCACCGTCTGGATGGCTGAGATGTGCCCAATCCCCCCGGCAATATGGGCAGATAATCCGGCGGGAAAACGCTCCGAACTCTTGATGCACCTGGGCTCTGTGCTGCCCGACCATGCATTTCGCGCGCTGCCAAAGCAATCCAGCGAGGCTTTTGCCCGGTCCTCGCGTGACATGTAAAGCTTCCTGTGTGTATTTCTCGTCCATGGGCTTAGTCCTGATTGCGGTCGTAGAAGCGATTCGTGCGGTGCGAAGGCCCGGGTGCGTTCGGGGTGCCGCCTGCATTGAGCAAGCTGGCGAGGCGATCCTGCGATTGTTTGGCTTCCAATTCGGTGCGGTTTGCCGGTGCAGGAGCCAGTGCCGTAGGATCGAATCCGGCTAGCAGAGCTGCCTCCAGCAACGCATGCTCGGCGATGTTCTTCTTGATCAGGATCGTCTTTTCATCGAAAAAGCTGAGCGTGCAATTGCTCACGGCTTGGTACAGCTCAGGATCGAGCGTAGCATCGGCCTTTACTCGCTTGGTCACGTTGTAGAGGTCGAATCGAACCTTCTTGGCTTGTTTGGCATCGGGCAGCGGGATTGCTACTTGCCCTTTGGCGTAAGCCACCTTCCAAAATTGCTGGAGGACGGCTGTGCGGTTTGCTTCAGGTTGTGGCATGGTGCGGGGTTCCTTTCGTTTTGTGACAATGGGAAGTGGGAAACCTTAAGCAATCCTTGGAACTGCCTACTAGAAGGCCTTTCCAGGCTGTTGGTTTCCTCTCGGAATCGAATTGATTGTCAGGTCGCAATCTCAAGCTTGCAAGTGTCTTTCCCCATGTCTGGCCGAGTAACCCGTTTGCGGGGGTTTGGTGTGAGTTGTGAGGGAATCCATCCGGAGTACGGAGTATCTACACCCCTACCCCTTCTCCGTCTGGACCGTTGTTTCTTTACAACTATATAAAAGTTAATAAAAAAAATATTGATACAAGGAAACGAATCGACGGATGGAAAGAGGGGTACGGGGTGCAGATACTCATAACTCTGGATGGATTGCCCGGCAACGCCCACACAACGCCCAGCGAATCCGTTACACAAACTCCCCTGAAATACGGGATGGTAATCCCAGCGGATTTATTAGAGCCCCGTAGAGGCGTTTTCGCATGCGCGCATAGGAGGTATCCAACCCATGCCGGAAAACGCCGCCATGGGCCGATTTGGGGCATTGCCGGGGATGTGTGGATGCGGGGATGTGTGAGCACTCGACCAGCCATGGGCACGAGCGTGCGCGCCTGAGCGAGCCAAGTAAAAACGCCCGGAGCATGCCGGGCGCTGGGGAAAGGGGAGAGTGTAGCGGGGTTTATGCGGGTTTGATCGCCCCGGCTTCGATGAGGTAGCCCCATAGATCGGGGTATAGTGCCTGCACCTCAGCGATGTCGCCAGCATAGCTGGGTGCGTCCGTATCGTTCGCCAGCCACACCTCGATACTGGAGCCGGACAGATGCACCCAATAGCCTGGAAAGCGCAGGTCAACGCTCATGCGACCAGAACTGCTCATGCCTTGCCTCCTTCATGGATGCGCTGGCGTTCATCGGCCAGCCGAATCGACTCCAATGCCTTCCGCATACGGTGGATGCATTGGTCCAGGGCTTCGTTGTGTGGCCCGGCTTCCCGACGGAGGCGAGCAACCACCAGCTCGATCTCCGCCGTAAGGGTCACGAACGTGGCGCGATTGGCTGGGTTATGCCATTCGGCCTTCACTCGTTTGCCGGCGCACATGGCTCAGACACCTTCCTCGGCATCGTCGCCTTCCGGCGCGTCTTCTTTGGCCTCGACGCCAGCTTCCTCGTCGCGCTCCAGCTCAGCCAACAGATCGGGCATGTCTTCCCCGCCATCCTTGGCATCGGCTTGGCGCAGCTCATCAATGATCGGTGCGACCTTCGGGTGCTTGCGAAGCGCCGCCTTTTCCTTGTCCGACAGCCCAGCCAGATACGCGTCGATTTGCTCGCTCGTCTTGCGGCCATCGTACATCTTGATGAGTGCGCGCTTGAGCAGGCCACCAGTTGCGCCCCCTTCGCGTGCCTTGTTCCACTGGCAATCGACCAGAAGGCGTTTTGCCACCTCGTTGACAGCCTGATACTTGGTTTCCACCGTTGCGGCACGCCCGTTCGAGGGGTCGCGGCTGATCGCAGCGGCATCCACCAGCTTCTGCTTGAGCCCGTGCATGAGTGCCTGCCCGATGACATCCGCGCACAGGTCCATGGTGTTCACAATGATGCTCTGGCCGTGCGAGAAGTTGAGCGTGAGGATACCGAACGGGATCTTGCCGCCAGCGTACTCCATCAGCGCCATTTCCTCGCCCTTCGGCATGGTGATGAGGGCTTCGATGGTCGGGGCTTTGGTTGCAGGGGTTTTTGCCATGATTCAGTTCTCCGTTGATTGGGCGGAATTGCCCGGTATGCCTCGCCCATGCGTCAGGCTGGCATACCGTGCGACTCAACCGCGCTTAGACCATTTGTCAACCAGCCACATGATGCCGATCACGCTTGGGGCGATGATGACGACCAGCATCCCGAAGTCCGCGAGTACTTCAATAAAGATTTGATGAGTGCCGAGCATTTCAGGTTCTCCGTTTCGTTAATGTGTAGCCAGTGTCCCATGCCCTGAACCCCTCGTCAACCCCGCCAGCGCCTGGAGCGCGCAAAACCTATCAATTCTACTAGGTTTCAGCTTGTTGCCCAATCGCATGTTGTCATCCTGCCAATTTGACATAACGTCCCATTACGCGAAATTGTCTCTTTTACGCAACGTTGTCCGATCGCACCAAGCGCCTGGGCCGCGCCGTGAGCCATGCCGCCTGGGTGCCTGGACGCCGGTGCATGCCAGGGTCTGCGCTTCTCCGTGCCCTGCAGGGGTCGAGGGTGGGGGGTGGGTTCCCCGCAGGCGGGGGTCGCGCGGGGGCGAGCTTTACGGCTATTACCACTGGATGCACGAGGCCCACTTTTGGAAGCCCCCTGAAAAATTTCAAAAAACCTGAGATCATTTCACCGGGGGAATACTCGGCCATAATGCCGGGGAAAAACGCCAGAAGCTGGGCCGGAACAGTGCTTGACCTGGGAGCCTGTCAGCGAGATACTGCCCCACATTCAACCACTAGAGGGGCACGATCATGGAAGAAGCTAAAACCAACGCAATCGCAAAGGTCAACAACGCGCACGATGCGATGATCGACTTGATGATTGCACAGCCGACGATGACCCAAGCGGCAATGGCGAAAAGCCTGGGCTACACGCAGCCCTGGGTCAGCCGAATCATCGCTTCGGATGCATTCCAGGCCCGCTTGAACCAGCGCCGGGAAGAACTGGTCAATCCAGTCATCGCGCAGAACGTCGAGGAACGCATCAAGGGGCTGGCGATGCTGAGCCTGGATGTGATCGAAGAGAAGCTGGGGCAAACCCGCAATCCTGACCTCGCAATGAAGGCGTTTGAGCTGTCCACCAAGGCCGCTGGCTACGGAGCCAGGGACAAAAACGTCGCCGTGCAGAACAACTTTGTCGTCCACCTGCCGAACAAGATCGAAAACCCGCAGGATTGGGCAGCGGCGCACAAGCCGGGCGGAAACGTCAGCGAGCCTATCGTAATCGAGAACGGAAGCGTCTGATGTTCGCCCCGACCGTCCTGCCCGATGGTGGGCCAATTGTCGTCTGGCAGCCGCAAGCCGGGCCGCAGACTGCACTGCTCGAATGCGACATCTTCGAAGTCTTCTACGGCGGGGCGCGCGGCGGCGGAAAAACCGAAAGCTCAATCGGCGACTGGCTCCAGCACTCTTCCCGCTATGGGGAAGGCGCAATCGGCATCTTCGTCCGGCGGAAACTCACCCAGCTGGCGGAGGTGATCGCCCGCACCAAGCAAATTTTCAAAAAACTCGGAGCCACTTACAATGAGCAGCAAAAAACCTGGACAATGCCTGGGGGCGGTCGTCTTAAGTTCGTGTATCTTGAGCGCGATTCCGACGCTGAGGAATATCAGGGCCACAACTACACCCGCATTTACGTCGAAGAGCTTACCAACTTCCCAAATTCCAGTCCCATCGACAAGCTTCGTGCGACTCTGCGCTCAGGTACGGGTGTTCCGGTTGGCATGCGACTTACTGGTAATCCAGGCGGGCCGGGCCACAACTGGGTAAAAGCCCGCTATATCGACCCCGATCCCAAGGGCTACCGCATCATCCGAGAGCTGACCACTTTCGAGCTGGAAGGCGAAAAGAAAACAGTCTTCCTGGACCGCGTCTTCATTCCGTCCAAGATCGGCGACAACCTCTTGCTGATGAAGAATGACCCGACGTATATCCTGCGTCTGCGTCAGTCCGGCTCAGAGGCGCTCGTCAAGGCCTGGCTAGAGGGCAACTGGGACATCGTTGACGGCGCATTCTTCGACGAATGGTCGGATGCCAACATTCTCAGCATGGATTGGCTTGAACGCATTCCCAAGTCCGCCTTGCGATTCCGTGCGCACGATTGGGGCTCGGCTAAGCCTGCCTCAACGGGCTGGTACGCCGTATCCGATGGCACCTGGGGACTCCCGAAGGGCGCAATCGTCAAGTACCGCGAATGGTACACGGCGAAAAAGCCTAACGTCGGCATGAAGCTTACCGCAGACGTCATGGCGATGGGCATCATGACCCGCGAAGGAGCGGTCTTCAACGAACACGGCCAGAAGATCAAGGACCCGATCGAAGGCGTTCGCTACGGCGCTGCCGACCCAGCCATCTTCATCCGCAACGGTGGACCTTCCATCGGCGAAGTCATGGCGATGAAGGGCTGTATGTGGAAACCAGCCGACAACAAGCGTGCCCCGGGCTGGGAATCCATGCGCTGGCGGCTGGCAGGTGACCTGTGCGGCGAAAACGAGTTCGCAACTGCGCGGGAAATCGCTCCAGGTGTGTGGCGTGCCCCCATGCTCTATTTCCTGGAATGCTGCGAAGACTCAATCCGCACGATCCCGACCTTGCAGCACGACGAGCGCAACCCTGAGGACCTGGACACCGAAGCCGAGGACCACGCAGCGGACGAAACCCGCTATGCCTGCATGTCTCGTCCCTGGATTCCGCGCGGTGTGACGCCTCCAGCTTCGCTATTGCCAAAACTGCCACAGCAACATACCATCAACGAACTCATCGCCAAGCGGACCGCAGCCCGCAAAGCGGCCCTAAACGACTAAGGACCCACGATGCCCGATCAAATCCAGCACAGCGAACCTGTGAAAAAATGGCTCCAGGAGCTCGAGCTTTCCGGCAAGCGGGAAGAGAACTTCCGCAAAGAAGGCCGCCGCATCGTCTCGATCTACGAAGCCGAAAAGGCCGAAGAAACTGAGTTCAACATCCTGTTCTCGAACACTGAGACCCTGATGCCAGCACTCTACAACGCCGTGCCGCGCCCGGAAGTCAAGCGCCGTTACAACGACGCAGACCAAGCCGGCAAAATGGCTTCGAACATCGTGAAGCGCTCGCTCACCTACCTGATCGACTCCAACGATCGGGACTCTTCCAACTTCGACGATATGATTCGCTCTGCCACGCTCGAAGCCCTGCTTCCTGGCCGCGGCGTCTCCCGCTTCAAATACGACGCCAGCATCGAAGGGGAAGGCGACAACGCCCAGGTCAAGGCGGAAACCGTCTGCGGCGAAGAAGTGCCCTGGGACCGCTTCCGCATGGGCTATGCCAAGAAGTGGACTGACCTGCCGTGGATCGCCTTCGAGCACTTCATGACCAAGGCGGAAATCGAGTCCAACTTCGGCGAAGGCAAGGCCACCGGCATGCTGTTCTCCATCCGTCAAGGCAACGAGGACAAGGACAAGGGCGAATCTGACTCCAAAGGCGAAGAGGGCGGAGAGCTCCTGGCCCACGTCTTCGAAATCTGGGACAAGTCCTCCAAGAAGGTTCTGTTTGTGTCCCCGGGTGCCGCAGAAGTCATCAAGGAAGCAGACGATCCCCTCGGCCTGTCGGGATTCTTCCCCTGCCCGAAGCCGTTGCAGCTCACTGCCAAGGTGTCCGACCTCCTGCCTGTCCCCCTCTACAAAATGTACGAGAAGCAGGCTGAAGAACTCAACTACGTCACAGTCCGCATCAACAAGATCATGCGGGCACTGAAGGTCCGGGGCTTCTACGATGGCAGCTTGCAAGGCCTGAACGACCTGATGTCCTCAGCCGATAACACTCTGCTTCCTGCCGAGAACGTCGCGTCCATGGTCCAGGGGCAAACCATCGACAAGGCCATCTGGTTCTTCCCTGTCGAAAAGCTCGTCGGCGTGCTTCAGCAACTCTATGTCCAGCGTGACCAGATCAAGAACACCATCTACGAGATCACTGGCGTCAGTGACATCCTGCGCGGCTCTTCGGTTGCCTCGGAAACCGCCACTGCCCAGAACCTCAAGAACCAGTGGGGGACTCTGCGCCTCAAGCGCGCTCAAAAGGAAGTGGCTCGTTATGTGCGCGACTGCCTGCGCATCATGGGGGAAATCACGGTCGAGAAGCTGGACGCCAAGACCATCGCAGCCATGACTGGCCTCCAGTACCCCACGGCGGAGCAAAAGCAGCAAGCGCAAACCGCTCTGCAACAGTTCCAGCAACAAGCGGCCCAGGCACAAGCCGCTGGCCAGCAAGTCCCGTCCCCGCCTGGCATGGAAAAGCTGCAAGAGGTCGTCGGCATGCCCACCTGGGAAGACTTGCTCGCCATGCTCCAGTCCGACCTCCAGCGCAACTACCGCATCGACATCGAAACCAACTCGACTGTTGACGCCGAAGCCACCGAGGACAAAACCGACGTTGCTGAATTCCTCAACGCCATTTCCCAGTTCCTCAACGGCATCGCACCGATGATCGAGCAGGGCTACATGCAATTCGATGTCGCCAAAACCATGCTGCTTGCGATCGTGCGCCGCTTCCGCTTCGGCACTGAAGTCGAGGATCAAATCAACGCCATGCAGGCACCCGCACCGAAGGGACCTGAGTCTGATCCGAAGCTCCAGGCTGACAAAGCCAAGATGGAAATGCAGATGCAGATGGATAAGCAGGAAATGGCCCATCAGCAAGAAATGCAGCAAATGGAGCTGGAACTGAAAAAGGCTGAAATGGCCATGAAGATGGAAGAGTTGGAAATGAAGCGCCAGCTGATGCAAGCCAAGCATGCGGCCGACATCGAAGCCTTGCAGACCAAGAACGCCTTGGCCCAGGCAAACGCCCAAACCCAGGCAGCTGGCATGCAACGCCAAGAACAACTCGCTGAACAACAGCACGGCCATGCGCAGGAAAACATGGCAAGGGATGCCGCACTTGCGGAGCAACAGGCCGCACAGGCACAAAAAGAGGCCAAGCAGCCAACTGAAACCAAAGGGGAATGACAATGCCGACTTATCACTACAGGTGCCCGGAAGGGCACACTATCCAGCGGATCACGACGATGCGCGAACACAAGAACACGGCGACCTGCAATTGCGGCAAGATTGCGCAACAGATCATTATTTCTGCGCCGATGGGCTTTGTCAAAGGCGATTTGCCTGTATATACTTGCCCCATCACTGACAAGCCGATCACCAGCCGGAAAGAGCACGAAGAGAACCTCGCGCGTCACGGCTGCCGAATCCTGGAGTCAGGCGAGAAAGAAGAAGCAGAACGCTACCGCAAACAGGTCGAGGCTGACCTTGACGCAAAGGTAGAAGCAACGGCAGTGGAGTTCGTAGAAAAGCTCCCTACCGAATCGCGGGAACAGCTCGGCCGCGCACTTGACTCCGGGCTTGACGTAAGTGTGGAACGACACTAAGGGGAAACGAAAATGTGGAAAAAAGGTAAGAGTGGTTTGCTGGCCCGCCTGATGGACGCGCTGGATGGCGAAGGTTCGGCAGGTGGCGGCGGTGGCGCGGATTTCGACATCGCAGGCGCGGTGGATACCATCGGAACTGATCTTTTCGGTGCGCCGGATGGCAACGAGGATGCCGATCCCGCCCCCGCATCGGGCGATGGTGGCGTGCAAACCGAGCCGACGAACACCGACCCGGACCCATCCAAGCAAACGCCGATTGCACCGCCTACTGGGCAAGCCGCTCCGCCTGCCGATGGCGCGAACCCCCCGCCCAAGGCCATCGAGGCTCCGAAGACCTGGCGTCCGGAAGCTGCCGCAGCCTGGGGCACCTTGCCGCCGAACGTGCAGGAAGAGATCGTCAAGCGTGAAGCCGACATGTTCAAGGGCATCGAAGGCTACAAAGCCCATGCCACCATCGGCCAGACCTTCCAGCAAATCATCGCGCCATTTCAACAGCTTTTCCAGCGCGATAACACCGACCCGGCTCAGCTCACCAATTCGCTGTTCCAGGCGCACGCTGCCCTGTCCCTGGGTTCACCGGAACAGAAACTGGCCAAGATTAACGAAATCGCCAGTCTCTACGGCATCCAGATGCAGCCGACTGACCCGGACGCAGTGCCGTACGTGGACCCCTCAGTCAAGGCCTTGCAAAACGAAATCTCTGCGTTAAAATCGCAATTGTCGGGTCAAACCCAATGGCAGCAACAACAGCAACAGCGGGAGAACGAGCGCATTCGTGCGCAGCTGACCTCCGAGGTTGATGCGTTTGCAGCCGATCCGGCCAACATCCATTTCAGCGAGCTGGGCGATGACATCGCGCAACTGTTGCAATCTGGTGCGGCCAAAGACCTGAAAGAGGCGTACGAGCTTGCCGTGTATAAGAACCCCGTAACCCGCCAGAAAGAGATCGACCGGAAGGCCAGCGAAACGGCTGAAGCCAACCGGAAGGCCGCAGCGGAGAAGGCGGAGAAAGCACGAAAAGCGTCGGGCGCCAATGTGAAGGTAAGTGCGAAACAGGCCAGCGGAACGGCGGTCCTGGGGAGCATGGACGACACGCTGACGGCAGCTCTTGCCGCAATCAAGGGCCGCGACAAGTAATTCATTCATCATAACCTGAGGAGCTACCATGCCATCCCCGAATCAGATCTTTACCGAGTTGGTCACGACGACCTACCGCAAGCACCGCAAGGACATCAAGGACGCGATCAGCAACAACAACGCGCTGCTGCAACGCCTGACCAAAAAGGGCAACCTGAAGCACGAAGACGGCGGCCTGTCCATCGTCGAGCCGCTGGACTACGCATCGAACGCGACCTACCAGCGTTATTCGGGCTACGACACGCTGAACGTCGGCGCATCGGACGTCATCAGCGCGGCCGAGTACCAGTGGCGTCAGATCGCCATCAACGTGACCGCCTCCGGCCAGGAACTGCGCACGAACAACGGCGACAGCCGCATCATCAACCTGGTCAAGTCGCGCATGAAAAACGCGACCCGCACCTTCAAGAACAACTTCTCGTACGACCTGTATTCGGACGGTACGCTGGCCAACCAGATCAACGGCCTGCAGGCACTGGTCAGCGACACCGGCTCGGGCACTGTCGGCGGCATCGACTCGTCGGTGTGGAACTTCTGGAAGAACAAGGTGCAGTCGGCTGCCGCTCCGCTGCAAGGTGGCGGCGCCGTGACCGTCAGCAAGGACACCATCGAATCGCTGATGCTGTACCTGTGGCTGGCCCAGACCCGCGGCGATGACAAGCCGGACCTGTGGATCGCCGATAACAACTACTTCGGCCTGTACGAGCAGTCCCAGCTGTCGATGAAGCGCTACACCAGCACCGGCGAGGCCAAGGGCGGCTTCGTGAGCCTGAAGTACAAGGACGCTGATGTGATCTTCGACGGCGGCAGCGGCATCCCGAACAACCACATGTACAGCCTGAACACGGACTACCTGTATCTGGTGGCCCACTCGGATGCTGACATGACTGTCATGGATGAGATGAAGCCGTATAACCAGGACGCCGCCGTGATTCCGGTGCTCTGGATGGGCAACCTCGCCTGCTCGAACCGCATGCTGCAGGGCGTGCTCAAAGCCTAAAGGCGGCCGGCATCAAACTCCCCCGGATTACCAAACAGTAATTCCGGGGAATTTCAAACTTCAAACTGGAGATTTTCTATGCCGTTCTCTTCGACTGGCTTGGTGGGTGCCAACACTGCCCGCCGCACGACCGTGAAGGAGTATGCCCTGGGCACGCCCCTGATCGGCAACGACAATAACACTTACGTCTACGTCCAGGCCGGCGGCGCCATCGCAGCTGCGGCAACTGCCGTTGTTTCGGGCGCATTCGCAGCCACCTCCGGCGCGGGTAACTACACCGCAGACACGGCCTTCGCCAACGGCGAATATGGCTGGGTTCGCAAGACCGCCTCGCCGCTGTAAAGTCCATCGCTGTCCCCTCGGTGGTTTCCTCAGGGCTTCGGCCCTGGGGTTTTTTCAAGGGGAATTCGTATTAAAGGGGATTTCAAATGGTACAACAACTCCAAGAACGTCCACCGTTCATCACCTTCGACACCGTATCCGTCGAGGACCGCGCAGCTTCGATCGAAAAAGGCCACTACGTCGGCAAAGACATCCACATGGCTTACATCACCCCGGCCGGCAGCAAGGACCGCATCGAGCGCGTCGTGGCCGACTGGTTCCCGCAACTCGCTGTCGATCAGGAAGCAGGCCGCATCCCAGACGCCTGGGTGCGCTACTACAAGGAAGCCTACAAGGCCTTCTGCGATGGCGAAGCCGCTCCGGTCGACGGTATCCCGCTGCGTGACTGGCCGGGCCTGTCGCCGACCATGGTGAAGACCCTCACCAGCCTGCACCTGCTCACCGTGCAGCACATTGCCACGGCCAACGAAGAGACCATCGCGCGCATGGGCATGGGCGGTCGCAGCCTCAAACAACGCGCCATCGACTACCTGGCTGCGGCAAACGACGTCGGCAAAGTGGCTGAAGAAGCCTCGGCCCTGCGCTCGGCCCTGGAAGCCGAGAAAGCCCGCAACGACGATCTGGCACGCAAGATGGACATCCTGACTGCGCAGATGGCAAATCTGGCACCGCAAGGCGAGCCCAACACCCGCAGCACCGGCGACGCAGGCATCAGCCTCGACGACCTGGGCCTCGGCGAAAGACTGTAAGGAAACCCCATGACCCTGCTCGAACTCATCAAGGAATTCTCGGCCCGTCGCGGCCTGCCTGTCCCGACGTTGGTGATGGGTTCGCAGGACGACCAGCTCCTGCAGCTCGTCGGACTGCTCAACGAAGTGCTGGAGGACCTGACAACTCGTTACGTCGGGACAGCCCTGCAGAAGCAGGCGTCATGGACCTTGCTCAACTCCGAGAGCCAGGGCAAGATTCGCACCCTCTGCCCGTATGGCTTCAAGTGGCTCATCAACAACACCTTTTGGGATCGCAGCCAGCAACAGCTGGTTCGTGGGCCGGTGTCGCCTCCGGACTGGCAAGCCTCGAAAGCGTCGAACACCGTAGGCGTCTGGCTGCAATACCGCCTCATGGGTGAAGAGCTGCTCATGCAAGGCGCACTCGCCTCTGGCCACCTCATGGCCCTGGAGTACGCCTCGGACTGGGCTGTCAAAGCTTCCGATGGCATAACCTACAAGCCCCGCTTCACCGCTGACACGGACACTTGCGTGTTCCCCTCGACGGTGTTGCTGGCAGGTCTGAACTGGAAATTCAGGCTGGAGAAGGGGCTGAAGTACGCCGAAGCCTTCCGGTCGTATGAAGTCGCCCTGACCGAATTCAACGGCCACGATGGCAGTAAGGCAGTTCTGTCCATGGACGGCGGCTGCGGCAATGCGCGTCCTGGCATCATGATCCCAACTGGTAACTGGAGGGTTGGCTAATGCGCCAAGCACTGTCCGAAGGGGGAGTTAGCAGCTCCCGCCCCACTACTCTGCCGGCCCCCATTGGGGGCTGGAATGCTTCTGACTCCATCGCCGATATGGGCAAGACGGAGGCAGTGTACCTCGACAACCTGTTCCCCAGGACCTCCGACGTCCAGCTGCGCAGGGGGTACAACAAGCAAGGTTTCGCGCCGATGGGCGCTGAGATTCGTTCGCTGATGGGCTACAAGTCGGCGTCTGGCGTGGCCAAGGTGTTTGCCGGCGCGCAGAACGGAATCTTCGATGTCACGAATGGCGACGCTGGTGCCCCTGTCACGGCATCGACAAATGGCGCATGGCAGTCTACCAACGTGACCACAGCCGGTGGCTCGTTCCTGCTCGCGTGCAACGGTGCCGATAAGATGAAGCTGTTCGACGGTGCTGCCTGGAAGGACCTCGACGCAGCTTCGACGCCTGCCGTCACGGGCCTTGCTACCAGCGACATCGTTAACATTTCCAAGTTCAAAACGCGGGTGATCCTCTGCAAGAAGGACAGCCTGTCGTTCTGGTATCTCCCGAACAACGCAATTGCTGGGGCAGCCACGGAATTCCCACTTGGCGCACTGTTCCAGAAGGGTGGCTACCTCATGGCCACCGCTACCTGGACATTTGACGGTGGGGCAGGCCCTGACGACTATTTCGTGGCGATCACCTCTGAAGGTGAGGTTGTGGTGTACAAAGGCACGGACCCGTCGCTAGCCTCGAGCTTTGGCATTGTTGGTGTGTTCCAACTTGCGAAGCCGATGGGCCGTAACTGCTTCGTCAAGCTCGACTCGGACACCGCAGTTATCAC